GTATGACTAACGAAGATATTGAGGAAATGAAGGATCAAATAAATAATGAAAAGGATGATCCTACAGCACAGGCGTGGTCACAGCAACAAATGATGCAGCCACCAATGATGGGTGGTGATCCAAATGCTGGTGGTGGTGATCCATATAGTCAAGATCAACAGTCGCAGTACCCATTTCAGTAAAGAGGAACTATAATGAACATAAGAGAAAACATTGAAACGATGCTCGGAGCAATTGCTTCAGGTGATAATGAATCTGCTCAGACTATATTTAGTGACATCATTACACAAAAAGCTGCAGAACGGTTGGACGCTTATAAAGCTGATGTAGCAAATCAATATTTCAATGGTGTCAAAGAATCTGACGAAATAGATGAGGAAAATGTATAAATGAAACCTATCTCACTAAAAAGAAAGATCGTTATAACTGATGCTACTTGGGCTACTGGTGATTGGACACTAACTGCTGGTGCTAATCATTTCATTGGTGTCGGTGATACATTTACTTTCACCACTAGATTGAATAGAACAAATCCAGTTCAAGAAGCATATACAGCAACTACTATTACTGGTACTGCAACTACTACTATAAAATTCACTGGTTCGGCTGATCTTGAAATTCCATCTGAAATTTATGTTGATAACTTTGGAACTGGATATAACTCATCACTTGATTTTACATTCCAACACGGAACTACAATCAATGGAATAATCCATGTTGTTTCAAATGGTACTGCAACATCAACTGGTGCTCAAGTATTTGGTTCAATTGATAATATTCATTGGGTATCACTCGCGAATAGTGCAGCAATTACAGCAGGATCACAAATTGAAGTTGCTGTGACTAAACCTTATGTATATGGTCGCTTAACAATTGCTACTACGGCTGCAGCCGGTGGTGGTGCTAATACAATAAAAGCATGGAAGGCAGGTTGCTAAAATGAAACTATTAGTAGAAATGGCAAATGAACAAGATGTTGAAATGCTTGTTGAAAATACTAAACATGGCAAAAGATATTTCCTAGAGGGAAAGTGGGGCTCTGTCGATGAGGAAGTCAAAAATGGCCGTACATATACAAAAGAAGTATGGGAACCAGCACTCGCAAAATATACTGAATCACATATTTCTCAAAAACGCGCGCTCGGAGAATTGAACCATCCAGCTGGCCCAACAGTCAATCTTGATCGTGTATCACATCTGATCGAAAATCTTAAGATTGACGGTAAAGGTGTATATGGTCGTGCTCGTATTCTTGAGTCTACTCCAATGGGTGCTATTGCTAAGTCACTTATTGATGAAGGTGTAAAACTTGGTGTTTCTACTCGTGGTCTTGGATCGTTAGTTCAGCGTGATGGCAGAACATATGTCGGTAATGACTTTATGTTGAATGCTATTGATATAGTTTCGGACCCATCGGGTCCTGGGTGTTTTGTCGCCGGTATTATGGAATCTGTGGATTATCAGATGTTGGAAGATGGCAGAATTATTCAATTGGCAGTTGATTCAGCTAAAAAACGAATTGATGAAAAAGTTGCTATCAAAGAATTTGCTAAGTTGATGGAAATATTCAAAGGTAAATAAGTTTCAAAAGCATTATTGATGGATTATATTGTGACGAATTTTCAAGATGTATAAATATATTATCAAATAAGGAGTTTCATATGAAATTAGAAGATCGTATTAAGCAATTGATGGAAGCAAAGGCTGAAGAGTCTGAAACGCTTCTTTCAGAGGAATCCATCGAGGAACTTGAAGAGAAAGAAACCATCAAGACTAAAGGTGGAACTACTATCACTGATGAAGATGATTCAGAAGACGATCATCAAGAGCCAGATGCCGACGATGAAGGTGGTGAATCTGATAATGACGAAGATGACTCAGATGAGGATACTGAAATGTCACAAGATACAGGTAAAAAAGATAAAGTTGATGTTAAGGAAGGATCTGATCCATTCGGCTCATTGAATTCAAATGGTTCCGATGAAGCTGGTTCAACAAAAACATCAAAGTTGAAGGCTAAACAGGGCAATAAGGACGATGCTGGTCAAGGTAAACTTGAAGCAACACCATCAACAGGTAAGACTGATGATAATGGTGACAACGCTCGTCTCCAAGCTGGCGCTTCAAAGAAAGAAACCAATGGTAAACTTTCTGATGGTGCAACTGGTTCTGGCACAAATGAGTCAAATGCTAAAAATGCTGTTGATAAGAACCCACAAGGCGTCAAGGAACATATGGATGCTCTGTTCAACGGTGAAGAACTTTCAGAAGAGTTCCAAACTAAGGCTGCAACAATTTTCGAAGCTGCAGTCGAACAAGTTGCTCAAGCTCGCATTGATGCACTAACAGAAGAATATGCTCAAGAAGTTGTTGCTCTCCAGGAAGAAATGGAAGTGAAACTTAATGAAGCTGTAGAAGAAGTAAAAAGTGAATTGGTTGAACAAATTGATGGATTCCTCAACTTTGTTGTTGAGCAGTGGATGGAAGATAACCAAGTTGCTTTAGAAAGTGGTATGAAGGTTGAAATGATGAACTCCTTTATTGATGGACTTAAGAACCTATTTAGTGAACATTATGTAGATTTACCCGAAGAGAAGCTTGATATCGTCTCTGAGCAGGCTAATGAAATTGAAACACTCGAATCAGATGCAACTAAACTTGCTGAAAAAAATCAGCAACTCTATGCTGAACTTGTTGCACTCAAATCAGCACTTGTATTTGAATCAGTTTCAGATGACTTGACCGATGTCCAGAAAGAGAAATTCTCCAGCTTAGTTGAAAAAATTGAATTTACGACTGACGAAGAATACACAAGCAAACTCGAAACCATGAAGGAAAATTATTTCCCAAATGGTCAAACTATTGAAACAAAACAGGAACAACCACAACAGACTGATGATTCAATGTCGTCTTATGTTAAGGCTGTCACACAAAATCTTAAATTCAGATAAGGAGTTTTACAAATGGAATTTTTATCACAAACCCAACTAAACGAGAAGTGGAGTCCAGTTCTCGATCATCCCGATCTTCCAAAGATTGACTCAGATTATAAGCGTGCTACAACTGCTGTAATCCTCGAAAACCAGGAACGCGCTCTCCGTGAGGAACGCCAGGCTCTTATGGAAACTGGTGGTTCATCAATTGGTGCATTTGACGGTGCCTCAGGTTCTGTCGCCAAAGGTTACGATCCAATTCTTATTGGTCTTGTTCGTCGTGCTATGCCACAACTTATCGCTTATGACATCTGCGGCGTTCAGCCAATGACAGCACCAAGCGGTCTCGTGTTTGCACTTAAGTCACAATACGAAGACAATGCTACTGCATCTTCACGTACAGAAGCACTCTTTAATGAGGCTAACTCTGCATTCTCTGGCGCTGGTGCTCAGGCTGGTACTTCACCAGTCAACGCAACAACTGGTCTAGGCGATTGGGACACCACACCTGGTTATACCGCTGGTACTGGTATGACTACAACAGTTGCTGAAACACTTACTCCAGCTGAAATGTCATTCTACATCGACAAGTTCACCGTAACTGCCAAGAGCCGTGCTCTGAAGGCTGCTTACACTGTTGAACTTGCTCAAGATCTTAAGGCTGTTCATGGTCTTGATGCTGAAGGCGAACTTTCAAACATTCTTTCCAACGAAATTATCGCTGAAATCAACCGTGAAGTCGTTCGTACAGTTTACAAGATCGCTAAAAACGGTGCTCAGGAATGTGCAACTGCTGGTACCTTTGACCTTGACGTTGATGCAAACGGTCGCTGGTCAGTTGAACGCTTCAAGGGTCTGATGTTCCAAATCGAGCGTGAAGCTAACCGTGTCGCACAGACAACCCGTCGTGGTCGTGCAAACTTTATCGTTTGCTCAGCTGACGTTGCTTCTGCTCTCGCAATGGCTGGCACATTGGATACAGGTGCTGCTCTTGGTAGGGGTTCACTGAATGTCGATGAATCTTCAACAACTTTCGCTGGTGTTCTTAACGGCAAATACAAAGTGTATGTTGATCCATATTCAGCAACTGTTTCAGGTTCAACAATCGCTGATCAATTCTGCTTAGTTGGTTATCGTGGCACATCAGCATTTGATGCTGGTCTCTTCTATTGCCCATATGTTCCACTCCAGCTAATGCGCGCTGTTGATCCTTCAACATTCCAACCAAAGATCGGATTCAAGACTCGTTATGGACTGGTTTCACATCCATTGAGTGGCGACGCTGCAACTCTTGATGCTAAGTCAAACTTCTATTTCAGATTAATGAAAGTTAGCAACATTCTCTGATAATCTCTGATAAGGGGTAAAAATAGCGCCACGGCGCTATTTTTACATCAAAAATTACATAATACAGTACATTATGCTGTGAAGACGTCTCAATTGGATATATTCGGTATACTTAAGTTTGAAAGATGTGATAAATAATACAAACAATAAGAGCTATTTCAATAGCCACAAAATGGGGACTTCGGTCCCCATTTTTATTTGACTGAAAATCATCATTATGATATAAATACAAACATAATCGTTGAATCCAATTATAGGCTGTAAATTATGTTTGATACAAAATTAGTAGAATTTTTCAAAAATTCATCACCAAAAGAACGCGGATTTTTCACTAAAGCTCTTCAAAGAGGAACTCAATATCAATTTGAGTTACAACAACTGTTCAATAAAATAAATTGGAACATTGATATTCCAAACGATCAAAAATATTGGTGTATTGCAAATAACAGTGAACCGCAAAAATGTCCAGTATGTGGTTCAATATCAAGATTTGATAATGGCAATTATGTTGAATATTGTTCTCAAAAATGTTATCTTTCCACTAAAACTGGTGAAAATAATAATGCATCCACCTCAATTCAAGTGAATGACAATGTATATCCAACTATAGAGTCTGCTACAAAATCACTACAAATATCAAGATATCTTATTCTCCAAAACGCATTTAGAGAAATCAACGGATTTAGATTTTATCCAGATCACGAGTCTAAAAAACAGCAAATATTTGATAATATACCTGATGTCCTCAAAAATGGAGAATTGCTATCACAGTATAAAACTGACAAAACGACAATAAAACAGATTTGTGAACTCCATAATGTGAACCGATATCAAGTGAATATTGCTTATCATCATTATGGTATTGATACACATTGGGATCAAATACCAGTTGAATCAAGAAAATTGTTAGATGATATTGATTATGTGAAAACTATAACCGATGTCAATGCTAACGAAACTGCTAAACTACTTGAATGTTCAGCATCGTGTATCATTCAAGCTATTAGAAAACATAATTTGACATACACTAATCCGGACAAATCATATGAGCTAATTCAAATTTATAAGTTCATTTTATCTTTAGGATTTGATCAACAAGATGTTTTATATGACGATAAAACTAAAAAGACAGGAATATATCCGAAGGAATTAGATATTCACATTTTATCAAAACGAATAGCAATTGAATATAATGGTGTTTATTATCATAGGGATGATGAAGAAAAACATCAGGCGAAATTGATATTGTGCCAAAAGAAGAATATCAGACTCATTCAGATATTCGAAGATGATTGGCTAGACAATCAAGATCTAGTAAAAAGGAAACTTATTCATATTTTGGGCAAATCAAAAGAACAAAAAGTTTATGCTAGAAACTGTGAACTTAAATTGATTACAAACTCAACAATGAGACCTTTTCTTGAGATGAATCATATCCAGGGCCATAAAAATTGTAAAGAATGCTATGGATTATACAATAGAAATGAATTAGTCGCAGTTATGTCTTTTTCTGGTGTGAAATTAGAACGATTCGCTACATCTTGTAATGTCGTTGGTGGATTTAGCAAATTATTGGCATATGCTAATAAGACATATATTGAAACTTTTGCGGATTTGTGTTGGTCTGATGCAAATGATAATGTATACACAAAAAATGGATTCAAATTAGTGTCAATAACTAAACCAAATTATTTTTGGGTCATTGGCAATAAAAGACACTCACGCATCTCATTTCAAAAACACAAACTTAAACATTTACCGAATTATGCAGATCATAAATCTGAGGATCAAATTATGCGTGAAAATAAAGCATATAAAATATATGACGCCGGCCACGCTAAATTAGTATTCAATAAATAGATCATCCATCGTTATGAGAGGTCTATTGAATGACTACAATATCTGCTTGTATCATCGTAAAGAATGAAGAAAATAACATCCTACGGTGTCTAAAATCAATCAAGGATAAAGTCGACGAGATTATAATAGTCGATACAGGGTCAACTGATTCCACTAAACATCTAGCAAAACGATTCACAGACAGAATCTATAATTTCAAGTTTGAAGAAGCTGACGGTATTGGTAATTTTGCGAGAGCTCGCAATTACTCAATATCTAAGGCTAAAGGTGATTATATTTTCTGGATTGATGCAGATGAAGAACTTTTAGACCTAAACAACTCATTCAGATCATTAGTGACTGATAATCCAGAATCAGTATTTTTTAGACAAGCTCAATGTGTACCAATTGAAGATCATCCTTGGAATGCGGATCAATTACACGACAGATTATTCAAAAAAGGAACCATTGAATTCATCGGTGTCATCCACGAATATCCGTCTAAAGATGGAATTGATTTTTTGCCAAATTCAGTATTTCAACAGAATTGTTACATTTTACATTATGGACTTGCAAATCTAAAGGTGAAATCTTATAAAGCAATAGAAAGAAATGGACCATTGATTGAAAAAAATCTACGACTGAATCCAAATAATCCGATGGCACATTATCATATGATGGCATTATTGTGGTCTAAAAGATCGTTTGATCCCGACAATCAAACTTATATGACTGAAGCATTTGATATATGGGATTCTTATTTTAAGTCATTGAACAGCAAAACAGCACAAAAAATGGCGGCGAAGGTGCTACAACGATTTATGAATGAGGCACCCGAATCATTTGTCAAATACGATGATGGAGTACAATTTTTGTTTGGTCGCACAAATGAGGAAGCTGAATATTTCTTCAATCTGATTTTGAATAAATATTCAAATAATATGTTCGGGAACGACAAAAATGGAGACACTTCAAATGCTTGAATTCATTATGAATAACCCAAAATTCATTTGGGCTGTGGCTAGTGTAGTTGGGTTTTTGATTTTACTTGGATCCGTGATCAGATTTCATTTCAATAAAACATATGAAAAATTCAATCTAATCAAAATATTTGCCATTGACACCACAACGGGTGAAGCGTCTGATTCAAAGGTAAGATTGAATACAGCATTCGTCATAATGACTTGGGCATTCATTTACATTACACTTCAGGATAAACTCACTGAATGGTATGTTGTTGTATATGCTGGTGCTTGGGTCACAGACAGATTTTTAGCCAGAATGAATAAACAGAAAGATCAAAATGACTCTAACTAATATCGTAAAAACTAATCTATGGGACGAAAAAACTGGTTATCCAACACCAGGTATTGATACTACCAAATTCACATTGGTCTTTGAAAAATTACCAAATCTTCAACTCTTATGTAATAAAATTGAATTGCCTGCTATATCACTTGGTGTTTCTAGTCAACCATCGCCTATGCTTGATTATAAACAAGTAGGTGAAAAACTGAAATATTCAGCGTTTTCTGTTGAATTTGTATTGGATTCACAATTGGAAGGATATAAAGAAGTCCATGAATGGATGAAAAAGTTATCAGTTCAAGGTCTGAATTCAGATACAACTACTAATTCACGATTGATTACAGCAGGTGGTATCTATGAATTCATCAATGTATTTCCTATTGAATTATCTGGTATCAAATTCGACTCGACAGCAACTGATTTAGTTTTTCCTACCTGTCAGATCACATTTGAATGTGACTATTACTTTTTAGTGACATAATTATTACCTATAGCATATCACCTATGCAACGGACTACAGGTGAATTTTATATTGTGTCAATAATATTGTCAAATAAGTTTTCAAGTTTGACAACAATTGTAGGTTTTGTCATAATATGATGATTGTAAATAATTGGAGTCGTTATGTCATCACTAGAAGATGTTTTGACTGAGTGGAAAAAGGATTCAGTAATTGATGAGTCTAGATTGAATCACGAGTTGCTTAAAACGCCGATGATTCACGCAAAATATGTTGAATATTTGATGTTTTTCAAGGCAAAACTAGCAGCTGCGGAAAAGAAATACAATATCTCTGGCTGGAAAAAGCGAAAGTATTTTCGCGGAGAAATGGACAAAGACGATCTTGATAAAAACGGATGGTCACAGTGGCAAGGACTTAAACCGTCAAGTTCTGAATTGAATCAACTATTGGAAATGGATCGTGATATGAACGATCTTCAAGAGAATGTCGCAAATTATAAAGCTGCTGTTTCTGCTGTGGAATATATTTTGAAGCAAATTCAATCCCGCGATTATACTTTGAAAACTGTATTTGAATATATGAAATATGTCGGTGGCAATTGATGTCTGAAACACTCATCATCAAAAAATACAATGAAACCTATCTTCACGTTGATTGTGAAGATGTTGGAGTATTGTATGAATTGAATGATGTTATGACCTTTGATGTGCCTGGCGCAAAATTCACTCCAAAATTTAAGGCTAAACTTTGGGACGGCAAAATAAAATTATATCAAATAGGTCGTAAGTTGATATATGCTGGTTTACTCGATGAGATAAAAGATTTTTGTAAAACACGAGGTTACGAATATAAATTCGTTGATTCTAAATTACATGGAATGCCAGATCAACAATCAGATATAACACCAGAAGAATGTAAAAAATTCATTGATGATCTGAATATTCATTCTAAAACCAAAAAACTTGAAGTCCGAGATTATCAATATGCTGCAGTATATTCAGCACTGAAAAATAATCGTAGAACTGTGCTAAGTCCCACTGGAAGTGGAAAGTCACTCATTCAATACTGTATCACACGATATTTCACAGATCAGGATATGCGTGTTCTCATCATTGTTCCCACGATATCGCTTGTTCATCAGATGGTCGGCGATTTCAAAGACTATTCGTCTGAAATGGAATGGTCGGCTGACGATAATGTCCATATGATTATGTCAGGTCAAGAAAAATTGACTGACAAAAACATTGTTGTTAGTACTTGGCAGAGTATTTTTCGTATGCCAAACACATTTTTCAATTCATTTGATTGTATAATGGCTGATGAGTGTCACTTAGCCAAAGCAAGCTCAATCACATCTATAATGGAAAAGGCATCAGATGTTAAGTATAGATATGGATTGACCGGATCATTAGATAACAGTAAAACCAACAAATTAGTGATTCAAGGACTATTTGGTGCTGTGACAAAAGTGACTTCAACAAAACAACTCATTGATGAGGGTCATCTTGCCGAGATCAATCTGAAATGTTTGTTACTCACTTATAACGATGAATCGAAGTCATTAGTGAAAAACATGGATTATCAAAAAGAGATAGAGTTCATTATATCACACGAAAAACGAAACAAATTTATTCGTAATTTAGCACTGTCGCTCAAAGGAAATACACTGATATTATTTACTAGAGTCGAAAAACACGGTGAAGTACTTCATAAATTATTAGGTGATAAAATCGGTGACAGGAAATTATTTTTTGTTCATGGTAAAGTTGAAGCAGAGGACAGAGAACAAGTACGACATATCACGGAAGATTCCGATGATGCTATTATTTTAGCTTCAGTTGGAGTTTTTAGCACTGGAGTAAATATTAAGCGCCTACATAATCTTATATTTGCTTCTCCAACAAAATCTGTAATTCGAGTTCTTCAATCTCTCGGTCGCGGACTACGAAAAGCTCACGATAAAACTCAAGTCAATGTATTTGATATAGCGGATTCAATTGTGAAACTAAAATCAAAACAAAATTTCACCTACACTCACTTCAAAGAACGCCTCGCAATTTACTCAAAAGAGGACTTTGATTATAATATCATTGAGGTGCCAATTGAAAAATAACTATGCAGTATTGAAGCTAAAAACTAATGAGACATTATTTGTTGAATTGTTAGATGTTGGTGAGCTAATAAAATTCATCAATCCATTTGTAGTCATTGCCACTAATGATGGAACATTGTCTTTATCTGAATGGAATCCATTTACAGACAATGAAGTCCATTCTATTACTTCTGATATATGCTATTATTCTAATACATTGAACAGTAAATTTGTGAAATTTTATGGGTCAGTGATACTTCAGTCCGAAATCAATAGAATAAAAGAAGATGTGTATAATACGATGGAAGATAGAAATGATTATTATACAATGTACGATGGGATCGAACGAATGAAAAGAGTGACAAAAGAGTTGACTGAAAAATATGGATTAGATTCAAATTCTATCGATTTTTCAGTTTTTGAAGATAAACTGAAGGAACATAAACCAACGACACATTAGGAGAATATTATGAGTGAAGTGAAAGTGAAACCGAAGGATCGTGCTCATTATGTCAGTAATAAAGATTTATATGAAGCATATTGTAATTGGCATAAAGAAATTTTAGATGCTAAAGCGATGGAATTAGAAGAACCACAAATGTCAAATTACATTGCTGAATCTATTATGAAAATATGTCATCGGTTATCATTTAGACCAAATTTTATCAATTACTCGTATCGTGATGAGATGGTTGCTGATGCCATTGAAAACTGTATCAAAACAGTAAAAAATTTCAATCCTGCTAAATCGACAAATCCATTTTCGTTTATTACTACTATTGCTTACAATGCTTTTCTTCGGCGTATTGAAATGGAAAAGAAGCAATCATATGTGAAGGGAAAACTGATTGAAGAGTTGCCCATGGATGAATTGATGAATATTGATGAGCACGATGAAGATACTATGAAAATTCATACACAATTTGTTGATTACCTTCGTGATAATAATTATCTTGTCACAGAATCTCCACTTGATCGCAAAAAGCGAAAAAAACAAGTGAAACTTCACGAGGAAACATTAGAAGAATTTATGTCAGATCTTGGTGATGAATAATACTGTATGGCAAAGAAAATTTGCCTTTTTACCTCATCAATGTCAAAATACTGATAAATACATTTGGTTGAAATGGGCTTATGGTCGAGATTTATGCGAGTGATTGGGAATCTGGACACACTTGGACTGAACAGTGTTTTTGGTGTACTGAAGAACAATTTGTTATTATGATTTTGAAAGGTTTGACTTGAAAGTAATTGTATTGGGTGACTGCCACATTGGGGCGAGGAACGCCTCATTATTGATAGCAAACTATCAGTTGAAATTTTTTGAGGAACAATTGTTTCCTTATATAGAAAAACATAAAATCACAAAAATCATTCAAACCGGCGACTTGATGGACTCGCGCAAATTCACCAATCATATCGTATTGAATGAGTGGAAACGACGATTTTTTGATGAACTTAAAAAGAGACAGATTGAATTTCATATGGTATTGGGCAATCACGATATTGCCACTAAAAACACAGTCTCAATCAATAGTCCAAAGTTGTTTTTTGCTGAGTATGACAATATCAAAATTTATGAGTTTCCCACAGAAGTGAAATTTGGTAAATTAGATGTATTGATGGTTCCGTGGATATGTTTAGAAAATCATATGGAATGTGAATTGATGCTCAATGAATCTAAAGCATTGTGGACTGTCGGTCATTTTGAAATTGACGGATTCGAGATGCACCGTGGCCAAACACACTGTGGCGGCAAAAAACTCGAAGCATTTAGACGCTTCGAGCAAGTTGTGTCTGGTCATTTTCATACACGGTCAGAAAACGGTAATATCAAATATGTCGGTACTCCATATGAAATGACTTGGATTGATTACGGTGATCCAAAGGGATTCCATGTATTTGACACCGTAAAGCGAGAACTTGAATTCGTCCAAAATGAATTTACAATATTCAATAAGTTGTTTTATAATGATAAAGATCAAGGATCAGAGTACTTCAAAGGATTTGATGTTGAGTCATTGAAAGACACTTATTTGAAGATTGTCGTTGTCAATAAGACTGATCCATATCAATTTGACAGATTGCTTGATAAAATATATCAAATTGGTGTTGCTGATTTGAAAATTATTGAAGATATGAGTGATCTTGAGTCTGACGCAGTTGATGATGATGGTATTGAAATGCAAGACACAATATCATTGATTGAATCGTATGTTGATCAAGTTGATACCAATTTGGACAATAAAAAAATGAAATCGTTTATGAAGACACTTTATACAGAAGCACTTGAGGTGATGGTTTGATAAATTTCAGATCAATAACTTACAAAAATTTATTATCTGTCGGCAATAGTCCGATATCAATAAGATTAGACAGTCATAATCTTACACTTGCGACTGGAAAAAACGGAAGTGGAAAGTCGATTATGACAGAAGCATTGACATTTGCTCTGTTTGGTAAACCACTTCGGCCGTTCAATAAACCAGCATTGGTGAATTCAATCAATCAAAAACAACTGTTAGTTGAACTAGAATTTGATATCGGTAAAAAGAATTATCTCATTAAGCGTGGCATAAAACCAAATATCTTTGAAATATACGAAAATGACAAATTGATCAATCAAGATCCATCAGTCAAAGATTATCAAAAAGTATTAGAGCAACAAATAATCAAGATGAATTATAGAGCTTTTACTCAAATAGTCATTATGGGTTCAAGTTCATATACACCTTTTATGAGATTGAAACCGCATGAGCGTCGAGAATTCATTGAGGATCTGTTAGACATTCGTATCTTTTCTGTAATGAACGGTTTATTGAAAGATAAAACTAAATTGCTTAAAGATCAATTGAAGGATGTTGAAGTGGAAATAAAGTCACTGCGGGAAAAAATTGCGCTTCAAGAGAAACATATAAACTCGCGAAAAAAGGAAAAGGTGGACTCAATCAAAGTCGTCAGTGATGAAATCGAAGTATTGATTGATGATAATGACAGACTCCAAACGGAAATAGCACTTGATAGATTGAAAGTGGAACAACTGACTGAATCTGCTAAAGAGTTTGAGGATTCAACTGAAAAACTTACTGAATTGAAAGTACTACATAAACGAATTGAAGCTAACATCAAAAAACACAATGAAGAAAGAGAATTTTATCATAATGTGGAAGACTGTCCTCTTTGTCGTCAAAATGTTGGTGATGATCATAGGAAACATATTGTTGGAACTGTTGATCAGAAGTTACAGGAATTGGAAAAAGATTTGGTGGATCTCCAAAAACAACTTGAAACAGTCAATAAACAAATGTCTAAATATGAATCGTTCTCGAATGAGATAAATGAGATAAATCAAAGAGTCACCCGTAACAATCGTATGATAGCAGTAAATAATGCACTCATTGAAGATAAAAAAATGCTCATTTCACAGACAGAAAATGATACATCTAGTATTGATGAAGAAACAAAGACATTGAGAGAATATGCTAGAAATATTGTCACAAAAAGTGAACTTAAACGAGAATTGTTGGAATCACAGGAATATCAAATGCAAGCATCTATATTACTTCAAGACAATGGAATCAAAGCGAAAATAATCAAACAATATATTCCTGTTATCAATAAGATGGTCAACAAATATCTTGATTCACTTGACTTTTTTGTTGGATTCCATTTGGACGAAAACTTCAATGAAGTGATAAAATCTAGATATCGTGATACATTCACTTACGAGTCATTCAGTGATGGTCAAAAACGAAGAATTGATATGGCACTATTATTGACTTGGCGTGATGTCGCTAAAGCAAAAAATTCAATCAATACTAATTTATTGTTTCTTGATGAAGCAGACGGTCCACTCGATGGTGTTGGTGCTGATATGCTGATGGAACTTTATAAAATAAGTGATATCAAAAATGTCTTTATTATTTCGCATAAGGAGGGATTGGCAAATACCGCTGATCGTGTTGTATCATTTGAATTGAAAAATAATTTCACTATATTGAAGGATGACTGATGAAAATAGGATTTACTTGTAGTTGTTTTGATCTGTTTCACGCCGGCCATGTCATTATGCTCAAAGAGGCAAAATCCGTATGTGATTATTTGATTGTCGGATTGCAGACGGATCCAACAATTGACAGACCAGAAAAGAACAAACCTGTCCAGAGTGTTTTTGAGAGATTCGTTCAACTTCAAGCTTGCAAGTATGTCGATGAGATTATTCCTTACTCAACAGAAAAAGAGTTGTACGATATTTTGCTTTCATATCACATTGATGTTAGAATTATCGGTGAGGAATATCGTGATAAACAATATACTGGGTTTGATTTGCCTGTGGAAACACATTACAATAAACGCCGCCACAGTTTTTCAACGACTGAATTGAGAAAAAGGACTAAAAATTGTGAGTAAATTTGCTATTGAAACTGTCAGTGGAGTACTTGTTGACCCGACTGAACCAGATGAGTCTCTCATTTTATTGAATGATGCTGCTTGGGCTATCAGTCGAATCAATAGATATTCAGGTCATACGATCACAAAAATTCCGTATTCTGTTGCTCAACATTGTATATTTGTTGCTAATATGATATGGAACGACATCCACGATCCGCGTTTAGCACTGTTCGGTCTATTACATGATACAGCTGAAGCATATGTAAGTGACATACCATCTCCAATCAAGCGAATACCAGAACTGAAAGCTGTGATTGAACCAATTGAAAATGAATTACTTGATATATTGTATCGTAAGTATATCGGTTTCATTCCTACTTCTGATGATGTACCGATCATCAAAAAATATGATCATCGTGCTCTTTTGATTGAAGCACACAATTTCATGGCATCTCGTGGTCGCAATTGGTACGGTGCAGATTCGGCAAATATAGGATTTGTTGAGTTACAAAATTTTCCAGCACCTATGGAATCAACTAAAGCATATGAGTTATTCATGGACACATATGAGTTTTATAAAAGTGAACTGTCAAAGGTGAAATATTCCCGAGAATGGTAGTTGTTCACGCTTTATGCTTGTTCATCTCACGTGAACAACAACGAATCGTGAACGGGTAACAGAATCAATGACTTAGTGATGTGTTGATTTGATCGTGGCCATTTGATATGATTGTCTTCTCTTAACAAGGAGTCACAAATGGAAATCACACTCAATGGTATGACAATCTCTTTTACCGGTTCTATCACTATCAGTGAAACGACGGGAGTCTCAAATAAAACGAAGAAAAGCGGCAGTTATGTTTCGTCTAAAATGACACCGCAATTTAGCAAACCTTATGGTTACGTGATTGAACAGGTGCGAAACTTAAGATATGGTGAGACGAAGGTGATCCAATCACATACTCGTTCAGCAATTTATGATGCGTCTAAACGCTGTGAAAAGATGGTGAAGATCGCAAAACAGAGTGATTGTAAATGGTTAGTCACTCAAATTGGTTGAATGAAATCAATGATTTAGCGAAGTGTTGATTTATTCCATTATTGTTATATAATGAATTCATCGTACTTAGGAGGCAATCAAATGTTCCCGCACTTTATTGAATCTAAAAATATCGGTAAGGTCCATGTTGTTCTGTGGCAGAAAAATCATTA